GAATGGCGTGGGATGACGACAAGAAAGCACAAGCAGTAGAAATGTACGAAGCAGAGAACCCAACCTCCGAGAATTCAATGGAGATTGTAAAAGATATAGCTGATGAGTTAAATGAAAGCCCTAACGGGGTTCGCATGATTCTTAGCAAAGCTGGTGTCTATATCAAGAAAGCTCCAGCCGCAGCAGCCTCTGGGGGTAACGCTAAAGCTCCTAGTACAAGAGTATCTAAGCAAGACGCTCAGGACGCACTTGTAGAAGCTATTAGAGCCGCAGAGAAAGAAGTAGACATGGATATCGTATCCAAGTTGACTGGCAAAGCTGCACAGTACTTCACCACACTAATCACAGACTAGTATCACCCGCCCCTTCGGGGGCACTACCACCCTTTAGAGTATAGGAATGTAAAAGATTTTACCCACCTAAACCTAAGGAGTCTTAGTGAAAAAGGAAGAACTAGCCTCTCTTGTGACGGAGTATGGCGACGCTATCATTACTTATCGTAGTGAGAACTCAAAAAAACTAAAGTACAATGTTTGCACGTTGGACTTTAGTACGCCTTATATTCAGAGCAAGAAAAATAGAGCGAAAGAATCCAGCAGTACGTTACTACTGTTCTGTTGGGATACAGACTCATATCGTCTGTTGAAACCTTTTAATATCACAAGCGTAGTACCTTTATCATCCATCTTAAAGAATGACATATGATTGACTTAACAGAGCCTGTTGAGGTATATGAGCATGTAATTCATTATGATGAGGTGAAACAGGAGCAAGTTAGAGTCACTGTTAATACTTTTCGGGGGGTAGAATATCTACACGTTCGTAAGTACTACATGGACTTTACAGAGGAATGGAAGCCTACCCCAAAAGGAATAGCTTTCCCTCTTGACTTCAACAATTCTAAAGAGCTATTCCGCGCTTTAACAGAAATAATATCGTTAGCCGAGTCTCGCCAAATCATTGAAGAAAACTTCGGTGATCTCATTAGAGAGATTTATCCGGAAGATAGTCTGAAATAGTTCTTGACTTTTTCCCTATTCTTCTGTATAATATCTTTAAATAAATGAGAGAAAGAACAAAATGAGCGACATCGGTGAAGACTACCGCAATAAGATAGCAAAACTCTATTACGAAGAAGGCACTAGCCCTCTCGATGACTATGAGTGGGATCTTCTTGATGACAATCAGACTGTAGGCTATACTCCTAAAGAGAGTGTTAGGCATCTCTATCCGTTGTACTCTCTACAGAAATCTTTTTCTATGGATGAAGTCACAGCCTGGATCGGAGATAACTACGTTATCGACACTGCCAAGCTTGACGGTGCAGCCGTTTCTCTTTTTTATAACAATGGAGTACTCGTTCGAGCTACTAGCCGTGGTGACGGTGTTAAAGGTGTTGATATAACTAATAACATCAAACACTTAGTTGCCAATGAAATCAGTCGTCAAACCTTGATGCAGATTGACGGAGAAGTAATAGCTCCCAGCAGTATACCTAATGCCAGAAACTATGCAGCAGGTGCATTGAATCTGAAGTCTGAAGAAGAGTTCAAGCAACGAGTACCTAATCTATCGTTTGTAGCCCATGATATGCGGCCTAGCACTGGATTTAGGTACTGGTCAGAAGTTATGCAGCACTGCTCAGAAGTGTTGGGGTTTCATACTGACCTTTACTTTGATTGTACTGACTACCCCACAGACGGTGTAGTCTTCAGAATAGATAGCCTAAAAGTATGGAATGAGTGCGGCTTTACTGCACATCACCCACGGGGTTCAATCGCTTTCAAAGAGCAGAAAGCCGGAGTAGCTACTACTTTATTGGATGTTGTGTGGCAGACTGGTAAGTCTGGAGTAGTCACTCCAGTAGCTCTCCTAGAGCCTGTCATGATAGGTGAAGCAAAAGTTTCTAGAGCTACGTTGCATAATATGGAATATATCAACGAGCTAGGGCTAGAACTTGGCTGCGAAGTCGAGGTCATACGCAGTGGTGAAATTATCCCTCGTATAGTACGACGACTTAACTAAAAATAGTTCTTGACAATAACGTCAAAATTCTATATAATATACTTTCAATTCAAGAGGAGTCCCAATGCAAGCGATACTAGCCCCCACTACTTGTGGTTCATGCGGTACTGTCCTTGTGTGGAGAAATGATTTACTATTCTGTAATGAGCCATACTGTCCTGCTCAGATTAGTAAACAGATAGAGCATTTTGCTAAGACCTTGAAGATCAAAGGGTTAGGCCCTAAGACTATAGAAAAGCTGCATCTTTCATCAATACATGAAATTTACTCGCTTGACTATGATCTTACTATGCTTGCCCTATCTTCTAAGCCTCTTACAGAGAAGCTACTCATTGAGATTGATAATAGTAAGAAAGCAACACTAAACCAATTACTACCCGCTTTCAGTATACCCTTAGTAGGAAAGACTGCAACACAGAAATTGTCTGCAACTGTACTCAGTATCGCTGAGATTACACCAGACAAATGTCAAGAAGCAGGTCTGGGCGCTAAGACAACTGAAAGTTTGATGGATTGGTTAGAAGACGAGTGGCTCTTCGGTGATGTAGGAAAGCTACCGTTTTCTTTTGAGTTTGAGCAGAAAGCTCCACAACAGGAGGCACACGGTACAGTATGTATTAGTGGTAAACTGAAAAGTTTTCCTACTAAGAACGCTGCAACAGCCGCTCTCTGCTTACACGGTTATGATGTCAAAAGCAGCGTAACCAAAGATGTAACCATTCTAGTGAATGAGAGTGGCATAGAGAGTGCAAAAACAAAGAAAGCCAGGGACTCTGGCGTAACAATAGTAACCAATCTATTAAACTTTTTAGGAGAAGCAACCAATGGCAACACTGCCTAAGTGGACTGATGAGCGTACCGACACGCTTACTAATTTTGTCGGCGATGAGACACCTGTCTCTCAAGCCTCTGTAGCAGAAGCCGCAGAACAGCTTGAAACAACAACACGGTCAGTTTCTAGTAAACTGCGTAAAATGGGATTCGAAGTAGAGCTTGCCTCTGCGAAAGCCACACGCGCTTTCAGCGAGTCTCAAGAAGCTACTCTCTCGTCTTTTGTCGAAGACAACAGCGGTGAGTACACATACGCAGAGATCGCATCTCACTTTGAAGACGGGGCGTTTAGTCCTAAGTCTATCCAAGGTAAGATTCTGTCTATGGAACTTACTGACCACGTTAAGCCAGCTCCCAAAGTGGAGACTGTAAGGACTTATTCCCCAGCGGAAGAGAAGACCTTCGTATCTATGGTCAATGATGGCGCGTTTGTGGAAGCAATCGCAGAAACTTTAGACCGTACTGTGAATAGTGTTCGAGGCAAGGCGCTCAGCCTTCTTCGTTCTGGCGAAATTGAGGCCATTCCCCGTCAGGAATTCACTAAAGGCTCAGCTAAGGATGATCCTTTGGCCGACCTCGGTGATGTATCTGACATGACAGTTGAGTCGATTGCAGAGCAAATCGGTAAGACTGCCAGAGGCGTCAAAACTATGTTGACTCGTCGTGGTCTGACAGCGTCAGATTATGATGGAGCTGCAAAGAAAGAGAAAGCTGCTTCCTAGTAAGTAGTTAAGTCTGTGTAGTCAGGGCAAGGGGTTGTTCTGACTACATTTTTTTCATTCGGGGGATTCATTGAATATAGCTAGTGCTTTTATAAAGCAAGTTTTGGATGCGCGAGACTTCGAGTCTTGGTCATCCGTGCGTAAGCACTACTTGCCCGCAGCCTATCACAGATTGTTTTCTGAGATAGACAAGCACTGTGAAAAATTCCATGAACTCCCTACGTTTGAAGACCTCAAGTTTGAACTAAGAGACGGTGCGACTAAGGAACTACTCTTCGCTGTTGACGCAGTGGAAGTAGATGCTGATGCGTACATGCTTCTTCAGTACCTAAAGAATGAGTACACTCAGAAAGAGATACTGAATTCCCTTGAGGACTATGTTGACCACTCTATATCCTTTGAGGATGCAGAGGAGTCAGTAGCACACCTACATCAGATCGTTCTTGATATCGAAGAAAAAGTAGAGCTTCAAGAACCGCAAGAGAGTATGCAACGTATTCCCTTGTTCGAACCTGATGAGGAGTTAGGAAAGTACCTACCTCTCGGCTTAAATACCGATAATGACTACGAAATCTCGTTCTCCCCCCGAGACTTGATTCTTGTAGGCGGTCGCCGAGGGGCGGGGAAATCTATTACTTGTTCAAACATTGCTAATAATGTCTATGAATCTGGTAAGTCTGCAATCTATTTCACTATTGAGATGGACAGTCGAGCAATCCTTCAGAGGTGTTGTTCTATTGCAACTGAAATACCTTTCTCACGCCTGCGCGCTAAGAATCTTAACGTAACGGAATGGGAGAAGGTTGCTAGTTGGTGGGCCGGCCGATATCAAGACAGTCAAGAGCGACTGGCAGAGTATCAAGAACACCGAAACTTTGAGCAGTTCCACGATAAACTAAAGTCTACTTGCGAGTTACACCCCACTCAACAGTTGGACGTGGTTTATGACCCCTCTCTTACTGTCTCTAAGATAAGAGCCGAGCTTGATAAGAAAGTCAAAAGTAAGATGGACGTTGGCGTAGTAATCGTCGACTATATCAATCAAGTTAAGCGGTCTAGTATGCCTTCTCGTGGAGGGCAGTATGACTGGACAGAACAAATAGAAGTTAGCAAGGCTTTGAAGAGTATGGCGCAGGAATTTGAAACCCCAATATTCTCGCCCTATCAGACAGACGCTAGCGGTGAAGCTCGATTCGCAAAAGGTATTCTTGATGCTGCTGATGCAGCGTACTCTATGGAACCTTGGAGCCAAGAAGATGGTTGTATGACGTTTACTTGCGTAAAGATGAGAGCAGCCGCTATGCGTTCTTTTACTTCTACAATGGACTGGGAGACTCTGAAGATTGGCCCTGAGTCAGCTTTGACTCCGACAGAGAAAGAGGATAACGACCAAAAAACTGGAGAAGACATAGACGATCTCTAAAATATATCTTGACAGTCACCTCAAAATCGAGTATAATATACTTTCAAATTCAACGGAGCTGTCATGCCAATAATTGAGGGAAGTATGAATCATACCTATAGTGGTCGTAGAAAAAAGCGTATTATCCGTAGTAAGAAAGCAAAAGTTCAATTCTTTCAGTTAGACAGAGACGAGCCGACTATTAGAGAAACTCCTAATTATCCGTCTGCTCCCATGACTCCGTATCGTCCAGCAAAGGATGAAACCTACAAGCAGGAAGTATCGGCAGGCTACACCATCGCACCCGCGTATAATAAAGGCGCATATCAAGTAATCAGTGCAGAGAGTGTAGAAGACATAGGTAGATAGATGATACTAGGGTTTCTGCTAGTCGTAATAATAGAAGGAACCCCTGTTGTAACCGAGGATATGTACTTCAACGATATAAATAGATGCAACTACTTTGCATATAAAGTACAGACAGGTAGCTTCAAGGATGATAAATATCCTTATTTGTATACCCAACGTAGAGTAACTGCTTACTGTCTACCTAAAATGGTAGAGGAGAACACCGAGTTCTGGGACTAATACAATGGAAGAAGATACAGAAGAGATTCTTGAGTGGTTAGAGAAGCTACAGGGAGCTGACTACAGAAGGAGAGTAAGAGAGATGCTTGATCTTAACTTCGATGGTCAAGAAGATGAATCAGATTATAAACCACATGAAAGAGCCTAATGGATATAGAAAGAATACTGAAAGAACATGATGTATACTTTATGCAGAAGGGTGCAGACTTTCTAGTAAAGTGTCTAAGCCCTGAGCATGAGGATAGAAATCCTAGTATGCGGATTGATCAGATTACTGGTATCTTTCAGTGCTTTTCGTGTGGATTTAAGGGTAACTTATTTAATCATTTTGGGGAAAGGGCAAATCAGCTACAACAACAGAGAGACCTTTTTAAGAAGAAGCTTACACAAAAGCGCTCCGAAAGTGTTGGTTTGTCCTTTCCCCAAAATACTTTGCCGTATGTAGGAAACTGGAGAGGTATACGTCCAGAAACTTATAGGAAGTTTGAAGCCTTCCAGCACGCTGCGGCAGATTATGTAGGTAGAATAGTATTTCCCATACGGGATATATCAGGTAATATAGTTGCGTTTCAAGGTAGGCATACCGGTAATGGCATACCTAAGTACAAGTTTACTCCCCCTGGGGCTAGACTACCTTTCTTTCCTATAGTAGAGTTTATACAAAGCTCTGTTATACTTGTAGAAGGTATCTACGATATGATAAACTTGCATGATAAAGGTTTGACTAATGCTGTATGTTGTTTTGGAACGAACAATTATAATGAGAGTAAGCTCTCAATGCTGCGTGTACAAGGCGCAGAGTATGTAGAAATATTCTTTGACGGGGATGACGCAGGTCAGACAGCGGCAGAGAAACTAAAGAGTGAGTGTGAGAAAGCTGGTCTCGTAGCTAGGAATATCCATTTCAAGGATACTGATCCTGGTGCACTTACTCAAACTTCAGTAGACAAATTAAGGAAGAAGTTATATGGCTAGAGTTGCCTTAGTAGAAACTAAAAAGGGTAGAACTGATTACAGACGAGAATTCGATGACGAGTTCGACTTTGATCAATATCAGCTATGCTCTGATCCAACTATCAAGAAAGTATTGAAGCGAGACTGTGATATTGATATAAACACAGACAACTACGACTGGGTTATACTAGTAGGTAGTGATGCGCTTAAGTACTTTACCAAAATTAATTCAGTAACGGAGTACTCCGGCAAGAAAGTAGAAAAGAAATTTTTACCTGTAATTAACCCTGCGATGCTCACATTCAAACCTGAGGCTCGTAAGACGTGGGAAACTTCTAAAGAAAGTATCATTAACCATATTAAAGGCTTAGTTGAGGAGGTAATAGTAGATGAAACAGTTGCTATCGGAATCGAAGATACTACCCAGTGTAATAGCTTTATACAAGCGGCTATTGACCATGAAACTACTTATGTGGCGCTCGATTCGGAGACGACTGGGTTATACCCTAGGGACGGCCATATACTCGGTATATCATTATGTTTTGATGGTGTCCAAGGTGCTTATATTAATACCGAGTGCTTTGATGAGACTACTGAAGCGTTACTGCAAGAACTATTTACGAAAAAGACAGTAATATTCCATAACGCAAAGTTCGACGTAGCGTTCTTTGAGTACCATTTTAACTTTAACTTTCCATCTATAGAAGACACAATGTTGCTCCATTACCTCATAGACGAGAATCCTGGAGGGCATGGCCTTAAGCCTCTGTCTATCAAGTATACAGTCTATGGCGATTACGAGAAGCCAATGTATGAGTGGATGGATAACTATAGAAAAGAGCATGGCATACTAAAGGCTGACTTCCAGTGGGCGTCTATTCCTTTTGATGTGATGAAAACATATGCGGCTATGGATGCTTTATGTACGTTCATTCTCTTTGAGAAGTTCGTAAAAATTAAGCAGAACCCAAAGCTCAAAAAAGTATATGACAACTTACTTATTCCAGGTACTAGGTTTCTTATAAGTGTACAAGATAATGGTGTGCCTTTCGATAGGAATAGGCTTCAGGTATCTCAAGACCTTATGCAAACGCAGATTGATGAAGCTATTAGTACACTGTATAGTGACCCTGCAATTAACAAATTCGAGAAGATAAATGGAAAAGATTTTAATCCTAACAGCACTGTCCAGCTTCGTAGCCTCCTTTTTGATTTTCTCGGTCTACGTCCTACTGGTAAGAAAACAGGAACAGGAGCTAACTCAACGGATGCAGAAGTACTCGGCGAACTTGCATCCCAATCTGAAGTTCCTGGACTTATCCTTAACATACGTCAACGATCCAAAATTAAGAATACTTACTTGGACAAAATCATACCGCAGCTGGATAGAGATAGTCGGTTACGCACAGGCTTCAATCTCCACAGTACTACTAGTGGCCGTCTTAGCTCTAGTGGTAAACTTAATATGCAACAACTACCTAGGGATAACCCTATTGTAAAAGGTTGTATCAGAGCTGCGGAAGGCCATAAGATAGTAGCAATGGACTTAACAACTGCAGAAGTATATGTAGCTGCAGTTCTGGCAGAGGACAAGGCTCTTATAGAAGTATTTCGCTCAGGCGGTAACTTTCATAGTTCAATTGCAAAGACAGTATTCAAACTAAACTGTGAAGTAGAAGACGTTGCAAGTTTATTTTCAAAGGAACGACAGGCTGCTAAAGCTGTTACCTTTGGTATTATGTACGGCGCTGGCCCTAAGAAGATCAGTGAGCAAGTCACAAAAGACTCTGGCTCTTATTTTAGTCAGCAAGAAGCAAAAGAAGTTATTGATGATTACTTTCAGTCTTTCTTTCAACTAAAGAACTGGATACAGAATAATCATAAATTTATAGAGCAGAATGGCTTTGTATATAGTTTCTTTGGCCGAAAAAGGAGACTACCAAATGTCAAGTCGTCAGACGCGGGCATCAAAAGTCATAGCATTCGTTCTGGTCTTAACTTTCTGGTGCAGTCTACTGCTAGTGACATTAACCTTCTTGGGGCTATAGATATGCAAGCATATCTAAAAGCCACTAAGTCTAAGGCAAGAATCTTTGCTTTAGTGCACGACTCGATATTGGCGGAAGTACCAATCTCAGAGGTAGATGGATATTGTGAGCAATTAGAGCAATATGTACAAATGGACAGAGGAATATCAATTCCTGGAGCACCTGTAGGTTGTGACTTCGATGTTGGAGATGACTACTCTATGGGTAAATTCGAGAAACAATATGGAGGAACTTTGGGCATTAGCTAGCACGTTCTGGCAATGGAGTATACTAATCATACTGGTACTAACAGGCTTCTTAATCAATGTATTTGACAAAAGACCAAGAGAAAACAGAGTTAACTTCACATACGAGGATATGCCCAGTATGCGACCCTTGCCTATTAAAACAGGCGAGAAAGGCTTTTGGGGTGCTATTTGGATGTGGTTAACTGGAACAAGAAAGTGGGAACTAGCAGAAGACTTTAACTATACGCTTAATGATGATGAGTTTATAGTACCTAAAGGCTTTGTTTTTGATGGAGCTTCTGTCCCTAAGTTTCTTGCAATCTGGCTGTCCCCTGTAGGAGTTCTATTGATGGGCGGTCTTGTACATGACTATGGATATAAGTATTCTAGGTTAAAGAAGCGCAATAGTCCTTTTCATGTAGAAGATGCTCAAGAGCAGAAGTATATGGATCAGCTGTTTAGAGATATATGTATAGAAGTGAATGGCTTTAGATTATTAAACTACTTAGCCTATTATGCACTTCGTATCTGTGGCTTTCTTGCTTGGAATAAACATAAGAAAAGCGGTAGTCACGATGAGCTATAGTAAACAAGTACTCGACCATTATCAAAACCCACGTAATGTGGGTAAGATGGAGATTACTGATAAGGTTGGCACAGGTATGGTGGGAGCACCAGCCTGTGGTGACGTTATGAGATTACAGATAGAAGTAGAGGACGGTATCATTACAGATGCTGTGTTCAAAACCTATGGGTGTGGTAGTGCTATTGCATCTTCTTCTCTTCTAACAGAGTGGGTAAAAGGGCGAACTTTAGAGTCTGCTAATAGTATAAAAAATGTAGAGATAGTAGAAGAGTTAGCCCTTCCTCCTGTAAAGATACATTGTAGTGTACTTGCGGAAGACGCAATTAAAGCTGCAATCAAAGACTACAGAGGTAAGCACTAGGATGAATCTTCATGGCTGGCTTGCACAGCTCGTGAAGTGCCTTATGGGGCTATCTTTTATATATCTTTTAACGGAAACCGCAGTACTAATGACCAATTAGGGGGTTCAATGACTTATAGTATCAAGTGGACAAGTAAGGCAGGAGAAGACCTGTCTTACTCATATAGTTTAAATAGCAGCGTATACGGAATGGCTCAAGCACTAAACAATAGCGGTTCTACAGATATAAAAATTTACAATAATGGAGTTTTAATTGATCATTACATACAGGGAAATACAACACGTAACCTTCCCGGTATACCAAATCCCGTCAAGCAATTGGACTTATTCTGATGGACTACTTTTTGTAGATGATCTATTAGTAGATGATACTAACCAGCCAGGAGAGACTCTAGGCTTACGAAGACTGCAAACTCCTTTCAGGGATATAATGCGTCTTAGTCGAGCTCTTATTAACCATGTAGGGGTTATAAAACAAACTAACAAAACTTTTATAGATTCAAGAGGCATACCTTTCATATATGAGAAAACCCAGTTCTGTAACTTAAAATACTACAAAATTCGTAGGGTTGAACATAAAGAGGTAGCTTCTTTACTGTGGGTGCATAAAGTTACTATTCCCTTTACTATCCCACGGCCTCCTTATGAGGGCAGGTCCTGGGCGGGAATACTACATCAAGGAAATGCACCTTGGATGTTGTACGAGTACGCCGAAGGGAAACTAAAGGACACTCGAAGAAAGGTATAGGAATTATATGGGTAACAAGCGTAAAACTTTAAACGGCTCAGGTCTTCAGCTAGAAGAGATAGAGCCTTTAACAAAGAATCAATTAATTGCATTCGAGTCTGAAAAGAATCTAGTGTTGCACGGAGTAGCAGGTACGGGTAAAACCTTTATCTCCTGTTATTTAGCATTTGATGATATGATTAAAGGACAGTATTCTAACTTAGTCTTAATCCGAAGTGCAGTACCAACAAGGGACATAGGGTTCCTACCTGGTAACGAAAAGGAGAAAGCCTCAGTTTATGAAGAACCGTATAAAGAAGTTGCAAATGAGTTATTTAATCGTGGAGACGCATATCAAATACTCAAGACTAAAGGTCTAGTACACTTTATGACTACATCATACATACGGGGTATAACTTTGAAAGACTCTGTTATACTGATAGATGAGTGCCAGAACATGACTTTTCATGAGCTAGACTCAATTATCACCCGAGTGGGACAGTATTGTAGAGTTATATTCTGTGGAGACTTTGAGCAGTCTGATCTAAAGAACAACGGGCTAAAAGACTTTCTAAAGATACTAGAAACGATGGGAGCTTTTGATATGGTTAATTTTGAAGTAGGGGACATTGTCAGAAGTGACTTTGTAAAAGAATACTTAATCGCTAAGAAGGATATAGGACTATAAAAGCACTAATCAGCAATCGCATTTACCTTGAGGTAACGCAGGAATACAAGGAGTTTTTAAGCAAAGAACTTACCTATACTATTCCTTCGTTCAATCCGAAAGACCCTCCCTTTGTCATAAAGAATATGGCAAGGGTACGTGATACGCTGGTTAGTATACCAATAGGAAGAACGGATTTGATACCGTCTGACTACGAAGTAGTTGATAAGCGTATCAATATACCAGTGGACTTTCCAGAGTTTAAGCTGCCACTACGACCAAGCCAACAAGAGGTTTACGACGAGATCGAAGACAATTCTATAATTAACGCTTGGGTCAGTTGGGGAAAGACTTTTACAGGTCTTGCTATTGCTGGTAAGCTGGGACAGAAAACACTTATCATAGTCCACACAGTACCTTTAAGAAACCAGTGGGCAAAGGAAGTAGAAAAAGTATATGGAATTACTCCTGGTATCATAGGTAGTGGTAAGTTTGAAATTGATGCTCCAATTGTAATTGGGAATACTCAGAGTTTATACAGAAACATTCTGAAGATAAACAAACAGTTCGGCACCATCATATTAGATGAGATGCATCATGTCTCCTCTCCGACGTTTTCCAAAGTGATAGACACCAACTATGCTAGGTATAAGATAGGATTGTCAGGAACTATTGAGAGAAAGGATGGTAAGCATGTTGTATTCCGAGATTACTTTGGCAGTAAAGTGTTTAAGCCACCTAAGGAAAACTATATGGTTCCCTCTATAACTATATACCCTTCGGAGATACGGTTCATGGATGGACAGAGAACTCCTTGGGCTAACAAAGTAACTCAGCTATGCAACCAGGAGGAGTATAGACATAGTGTATCTCTCATAGCGGCAGCCTACGCTGCAAAGGGGCACAAGGTTCTGGTAGTATCTGACCGTGTGCATTTTCTAAAAGCATGTGCAGAACTGACCGGAGACAGAGCAATCTGTGTCACGGGAGATGTAGCGCACGAAGATAGAGAGACCCTGATAGATGAGATGCGTAGTGGACGGAAGGACGTACTGTATGGAACTCAAGCTATATTCTCAGAAGGTATTTCTGTAGATAACCTGAGCTGTTTGATACTAGCAACTCCTGTTAATAATGAGCCTCTGCTCACTCAGCTAATAGGGCGTATCATACGCAAGAAAGAGGGTAAAAAACCTCCTGTAGTAATAGATATACACTTAAAAGGGAATACTGCACGTCGGCAAGCTTCCAATAGGATGGGGTACTATATCAAAGAGGGATATAAAATAAACCAACTATAAAAAAATAGTTCTTGACATTAGTAACATTTTAAGGTATAATATGCTCTTATATAATTGGAATAAAGTATTTAAAACTTGCAAAGCGAATCCACCCGAAATCATCCGAGTGTTCAAAATGTTAGTTGACAAGGATCTACCTTTAAATAAGTATGACCCTGTATACAAGTACTCAAACATAGATTTTTCTGGGCAGAGCTTCTTAGTTCACCCTGACGTTCTACTATACCAACTATATAAATATTCTTACCGAGATGTTTGCATATACATCGCTTTTGCAGCTTTACGCTCATATGGCGAGTATCAAGCATCCGGTAAAATAACCTTGGATCTACTGCACTTGCAACTAGATCCTGAAATCTTTATAAACAATAATAGACTACTTTGGTTAGAAGGTGATGATATCCATTTCCTTCACGAAGAAGTCCCAATGGAGAAAAACTAGATATGGCTATATCATTTAACAAACAAAAAGGTTCTGCACAAAAAACTTCCATCAGTACTTTTCAGTAC